ACCCCGTCTTCCGCATGGCTGGCGAGACCTACATCACCCAAGGTCGGCGCGTGTTCAAGGGCATGGTTCGGGACAGCCGGGATGCGGTTCGCTCCGTGTCTTACACCTTTTCTGCTTTTATCGAAACAGTGGCATTGCAGCCAAAGGCTCCATTTATTGGAGTTGCTGGTCAATTTGACGGTTTTGAAAGAGATTGGGCCGGTGCAAACACCGAAAACCATGCATATCTCGAATACAACTCCGTTGACATTAACGGCAAGGACGCGCCACCGCCTCAGCGGTCTCAGCCACCACTAGCATCACAAGGGCTGATGCAGGCTTTGACATTGGCTCAGAACGCGCTCAAAGACACTTCCGGCCTGGGCGCTGCATCTCTTGGCCAAAAGGGTAATGAGACCAGCGGCAAAGCAATCCTGGCCCGCCAGCGTGAAGGCGATGTTTCGACGTTCCACCTACAGGACAATGCAGCCAAGGCTATTCGGCAATGTGGCCGCGTGTTTGTGCAGTGGGCGCCGAAGGTTTACGACGAACCGGTTGTTGCTCGCATCATTGGGGAAGATGGTTCGGCTGATCAGGCCTATCTCGACCCATCGCAAGAGCAGTCGGTTCGCAAGATCAGCATGCCCGACGGCTCAATTCGCAGCATCTACAACCTGGGTGTGGGCAAGTACGACGTAATCGCCTCGGTAGGCCCAAGCTACACCACCAAGCGTGTCGAGCAGGCCGAGATGATGAATCAACTGTTCCAGGCCTTCCCGCAAGCCTTCCCGGTGCTGGGCGATATTTACCTTGAGATGCAGGACGGACCGGGCATGGACCGGATGGCAAAGCGCTTGAAAGCCATGCTGCCACCTCAAGCTGCTGCGGCGGATGAGGAAGAGAACCAAGTTCCGATCCCGCAAGAAGTTCAGGCCAAGCTGAAGCAGATGCAGGACTTGCTGCAACAAGGTCAGCAAGCAGTAAATGAGCTGATGCAAGAGAACCAGAAACTACAGCAGCAAGTGGCATCGAAAGAGGCTGAGGTCCAGGCCAAGGTTTACGGCGAGAACGAAGAGACCGAGCGCACCAAGATTGACGCCGCGAAGTCGATCCAGATTGCTGAGATGAACAACAACAGCAAAGAAGCCATCGCCGGTTTGCAACAGCAGATGAGCGAGATGCAACAAGCGTTTGAACAGCAGCGTCTTTTCATTGAGACGATCCAGGCTCAGAAGCAAATGGATCACTCGCAAGGTATGGACATGGAAAACATGCGCCAGAGCCAAGAACAATCCCAATTCGACCGAGAGCAAGCAATTGCCCAGAGTCAACAACCGACACAGCCTTCGGGCGTGTAAACCCTACCGGTGGGTCCACCGGGCTTCCTCCCCAGGAAACTATGTCAACTGAAAACGCATCCGGGCAACCGGAGGGGCTAACACAGCCCGCTGATACAAGTGGTCAGCAAACCAACGTGACGGGCACGCAAGAAAACCCGGAGGTCCAGGCCGAAGAGCGCAAATTCACGCAAGCCGAGCTTGATGAGAAGTTGCAGAAACGCCTAGCCAAAGAAAGACGCACGGCAGAGGCGCGTTATCAGTCGCTTGAGCAGCAGATTGCCGAGTTACGCACGCCAAAGGCTAGCGCCGAAGTGAAGACGGAAAGCGCCCCCAAGCGCGAAGAATTCAGTTCCTACGAGGATTTTGTGGAGGCCAAGGCATTGCACACGGCCCGCACGGAAGCCCGGAAAGAGCTTGAGGCCTTCAAGAACAAGACGAAGCAGAAAGAGCAGGAAAGCAAAGCCTCGAAGGCTCAGCAGGACTTTCAAAAGCGAGTGGATGCCGTTGTCGAGATGGGCCAAAAAGCCTATGCCGACTTTGACGCCATCATCAATGAAGCGGTGGAAGATGGATTGATCCCCACAAAGGGGCCGATCTATGAAGCCATCATGGATTCCGATGTGGGCGAGAAACTGGCCTATCACCTTGCCAAGAACCCTGATGTGGCCGAGCGGATTCAGAAGCTTTCGGCCTATGCCGCCATCCGTGAATTGGGGAAGCTGGAAGACAAACTTACGGCGAAAAAGGAAGCTCGGGAAACGATGGAACCCATCACCGGGCGATCAAACTCCAACGCAGGTTTCAGCGAAAACATGTCTATGGACGCATATGTCAAAGCTAGAAACAAGCAACTGAAAGCAGGAAACTGAAATGGCAAACAATCTCTTGACCCCCATCATGATCACCCGCGAAGCCGCGCGTGTTCTTGAAAACAACCTGACATTCTCGAAAAACGTAAACCGCGAATACTCCGACGAGTTCGCAGTCCGTGGCGCGAAGATCGGTAACACGATCAACGTGCGTATTCCCCCTCAGTACGTGGGCCGCACTGGTGCTGCCCTGGCTGTTGAGGACGCAATCGAAACGTTCCGCCCGCTGACTCTGACGACTCAGTTCGGCGTGGACATTTCGTTCACCACGGCTGACATGACGCTGAGCATTGATGACTTCTCGGAACGCTTCTTGACGCCAGCGATGGCAACGATTGCGAACCGCGTGGACTTCGACGGCACCACCATGGCCAAGAACAACACTTGGAACCAAGTTGGCACGCCTGGCACCACGCCAAACAGCATGCTGACCTACTTGCAGGCCGGTGTGAAGATGGACGATATGGCCGCGCCTCGTGATGGCAACCGTGCCGCCGTGTTGTCGCCAAACGCCCAGGCTGTGCTGGTGGATGCGCAAAAGGGCCTGTTCCAGTCTTCGGAGTTGATCGCTGACCAATACCGCTCTGGCAACATGGGTCTGGCTGGTGGCTTCAAGTTCTCGATGGACCAGAACGTCCCAGTGCACACCGTTGGCCCTCTGGGTGGCGCTCCTACCACCACGGGTGCGCAATCGGCCTCTGCCACGCCTGCCGGTGTGACTGGTGCAGTTGGCGCAAACCTGCTGACTCCTTTCCCACTGGTTACCGGCTCTTGGACCGCTGCCGCCGCGCTTCGTCTGCGCGCTGGTGACACGTTCACTCTGGCTACCGTGTTCTCCGTGAACCCACAAAACCGCCAATCGACTGGTCAGTTGCAGCAATTCGTTGTGACTTCTGACTTCAGCTCGGATGCTGGCGGCGCTGGCTCGGTGAACATCTTGCCCCGCCCGATCTTCAGCGGCCCATTCCAGAACGTGACCTCGGTGACGAACAACATCCCAGCAACGACTCCGCTGGTGGTGGTGGGCACTGCAAGCACCGGCTACCGTCAGAACTTCGTGTTCCACAAGGACGCCTACATGCTGGGCACCGCTGACTTGATCATGCCTGACGGCGTGGACTGGAAGGCTCGCGTGAACTACAAGGGTGTCTCGATCCGCGCTGTTCGTCAGTACCGCATCGGCACCGATGACTTGCCAACGCGTACTGATGTTTTATTCGGCTGGGCACCGTTGTACCCACAACTTGGCTCGCGCGTCACCGAGTAAGAAACACGGAGGGCCTTCGGGCCTTCCCTTCAACCGAAAGGAAAAAAGATGCCAAGTTCTCTCCCCTACGGCAACATTAACAAGCTAAATCTTGTCACTGTTGTTCTGTCGCCTGCCTCCGTGGCGGCAAACACTACCGCCGAGCAGCTATTCACTGTGCCTGGCGTGGACGCGTTTCAAGACTTTGTGATCGACATCACCAAACCTACCGCTCAAGCTGGTTTGGGCATTGTCGGTTTGCGAGTCTCTGGCGCTGCTCAGGTGGGTGTGACCTTCTCCAACAACACCGCCGCCCCCATCGTTCCGACTGCCGCCCAGGCTTATACTTTCGCTATCGCACGTCGCGATGGTCCAGCAATTGGGAACATGTCATGATCAAACCCCTTGGTAATCGAATCCTCATCACTCCCATCGTGGAAAACCGCTCTGAAGTTCTCTGGACTCCGGCGCAACTCTCTCGGTGGGGCAATGGGCTTTTGGCAACCAAGGGGGTTGTGATGGAAATTGGCCCCGATGTACTCGATGTGAAGGTGGGCGAGAAAGTCCACTTCTCCGATTCCTGCGGCAAGCCCTGCGCGGAAGGCATCATCATCCGCGAGGACGACATTGCGTTTGCCTATGAGGATGATTTCAAAATCGAGTGGGTCGGAGCTACTGAAGTTGAGGTAACCGCATGATCCCCTATCCCGCCTTCCGCTTTGGACCGGACAACACCAGTGTGGTGGTTCTGTCGCCTGAAGAAGATTCCTTGCTTGATGAGCAATGGTCAGACAAACCGCCCGAAGTCTTCGATGCCAAGACCGCACCGACCTACGGCAATGTGAACATGATCCCTCAAAAGATCGACGTTGATGCCATTGCAGAAGAAGTGAAACGCAAGCCAGGGCGCCCAAAGAAAGCTGACTGATGAGCACGCAGACCGTTTTGGACCTCATCACGCTTTCACTGAAGAAGGCGCGGGTCCTGGGGACAGGTGACATTCTTTCCGACGAGGATGCGCAAACCTCGCTGGACACGTTCAATCTAATGCTCGACAGTTGGTCCCTCGACAAGCTGTTTGTGTACGTCGAGACGCTCTACCCCTTCACCTTGACCGGCGCGGCATCCTACACCGTGGGCCTCGGTGGCAATCTGAATATCGACCGCCCGAACAAGTTGGTTTCGGCGTATGCCCAGATCAACGGTGTCAGCTACCCGATGCAGATTCTGGACAGCGGCGAGCAGTACGACAACATCCGCTTGAAAGGCCTCTCACAAGCTTGGCCAGCATGCGTTTGGTATCAGCAGAGCTACCCCCTAGGGACGCTGTTCTTCTATCCCCTTGGTGCCTCGCAGTGTTATCTGCGGTTCACGACGCCTCTGCAGCAGTTCCCGGCGCTCAATACACCCATCGCCCTGCCTGCTGGCTACAAGAAAGCGATTGTTGACGCTGGCGCAGTTGAACTAGCTCAGGCCAACAACACCGAAATCTCCCCACTTGTCGTGCAATCAGCAGCAAATGCGATTGCCCGCCTGAAGCGCCAAAACTCACAACCCGCAACCCGCAGCGTTGATGCGACCGCATTGTCTAGCCGTGTGGGTTGGAACCAGTACAACATTCTGAGCGATGGCTACTAGTCTCAAGCCGGTTCCGCTGTTCGGGATCGGAACGTTTGGCAAGTCGGTGAACGTTGATGCTCAAGTGCGAACCAACCTCTATGTAGAGGTGCAGATCGACAGCGAGAAGAGCCGCCTGGCGCTGTTCCCTACGCCCGGCTTGGTGACCTTCGTGAACTTTGGAGCGTACCCATCCCGGGGCATTTGGAAGAAAGGCGACTTTCTCTACGTGGTGAACCGCTTCACGCTCTGGCGCGTGTCGAATGACGGAGCCATGCTGAATGTCGGCACGCTCTTGACCTCTTCCGGTCGTGTGGACATGACCGACAACGGAACGCAAATCATCATCGTGGATGGCCCGAACGGCTACATCTACAACACGAACACGGCAGTTTTCGCGCAGATCACCAGCCCCAACTTCCCAGGCGCTGGAACGGTGACATTCCTGAACGGTTACTTTGTGGTGACCAAGCCCGACACAGGGCAGTTTTACATCAGTTCACTGTATGACGGCTTAACCTGGGCCGCGCTGGACTTCGCAACGGCTGAGTCAAACCCCGACAATTTGGTGCGGGTAATTGCCGATAACGGGCAATTGGTGTTGTTTGGGCCTGAAACCTGCGAATTTTGGGGGGATTCGGGCGCGCTAGACTTCCCGTTTGCCAGAGTGGGTGCATCGGCTATCGAATGGGGCTTGGCTGCTCGTTGGTCGCTCTGCAAGTTCATGGACTCGCTAATCTTCCTGCGCCGCAACCGTTTGGGAGCCGTGCAGGTTTGCACCTTGAGTGGGTATATGGCAACGCCGGTATCGACGCCAGAGCTTGATTTTGTGTTCTCGAAATACACGGCAACGAGTGATGCGACCGGCTACAGCTATATGGTGTCAGGCCATCCGTTTTTCGCCATTAATTTCCCGAGCGCTAATGAGTCTTGGCTGTATGACGGCCTGACCAAAGCATGGAGCAAGCAGCAATACAGCGCGACCCCTAGTCGTCACAGAGGCGAGATCCAGCAAAATTATTTGGATCGGAACTTCGTGACAGACTATGAAAACGGCAAGCTGTATCAGTTGACCGATGGGGTCTATACGGACGACGGCGAAACCATTGTGCGCGAGATCATCGGACGCCATCAGACGATTGGCGACTGGATGAGCATAGACGAGCTTTGGTTCGAAATGAATTCGGGTGTCGCGCCGCTTGTTGGCCAGGGCGAAAACCCCATGATGATGCTGCAGATCTCAAAGGATGGTGGGCATACATTTGGGCGAGAAATCTTCGTTCCGATGGGCAAGCAAGGGGAATACCGGCGCCGCGCTGTGTTCCGCAACCTTGGCCGCGCCCGAGATTGGATCTGCAAGGTTCGAGTCACGGATCCAGTCGGCACCGTTTGGGTGGCCGCCTGGGCTAGGATGGGGCGATAAATGGCAGGGCGTCAAGGCTACGACTACCCGACGAACACCGTCCTTTTGGATGAAGCAGGAAATCTAACCGTTCCGTGGGCTAACTGGATCCAACGAACGCACAACAATGCGCGCACTCTGCAAGAGTCCGGGGTCACAGCAGACCGGCCTGACAAGCTTCTCTGGATAGGCCGCTTTTACTTCGATACCACTCTGGGTAAACCGATCTGGGTGAAGCAGGTAACCCCTGCGATAATCTGGTGTGACGCAACCGGAGCCGCTGTTTAGCTATGAAATACTTCCTGAAGATCGCAGAAAACATCAACGTTTTGCCGGTGCTGATGCGCTTGCAACAGAACCCGCAGTTCTGGCGAGAAGACACCTATTTGCGAACCTTTCCGCAAGGGCCGTTTGGTGAGGTGGATAGCATCATTGCGCGCTTTCCTCCGCGTGCCGTGGCTGCAACTCAGGAAGAGGCCGACGCCTTGATGGCAACGCCCGGATACGATCAGCATGAATGCGTTGACCAGCCGATTTACGGCCAGATTCCAGAGCTTCGCCCACTGGTGATGAACCTGTTTACCTTTGTGGGGGGCACTCGGTTGGGCCGGGTGATGATCAATCGGGTGAAGCCAGGAGGCCGCATCACGAAGCATGCCGATACGCTAGACCACGCGCAGTATTGGTCCCGCTTCCATATCTGCCTAACAAGCGCTTCAGGCGTGACGTTTACAGCTGGAAATGAGTCCATCTGGATGGCTCCAGGAGAAGCATGGTTTTTTGATAACGGAAAGGTGCAGTTGGATGGTTCGCCGAGGCCCGAGCATGAAGTGGTCAATAACAGCGAACAGGATCGCATCCACCTTGTGGTAGATATAAAGTGCTAGAGGGTGTTCCCGTGGTGAATTTCCCGCTTCTTCTTGAGATAAGCCTCATGAGCTTCTTTGGGGGTATCGAACACACCAAGAGGGATGCTTTTTCGATTCAGGGTTATCTGCGCGGAGAACCTGTTTCCTCGCTGCACCACGCCAAGAAGCCCGAGCTTGTTGTTGGGTTGAGCGGCTCTTCGATTCTGCAGATTAATTCCCTGAGGTACGTCGCGCAGGTTTGCAAAGCGGTTATTCGTTCGGTCACCATCAATATGGTCTATTTGCCAGAGTGGCAGTGCGCCAGTCATGTAGAGGTACGCAAGCCGGTGCCCATAGTGGTTGCATTGATCAATCATGACCATACGGTATCCGAGAGACTTGCTGATATTTCCGGCCATCTGTCCAGATTTTGCTGCTCTACCACGGTTGCACAGCCATGTAAAAAAGCCGGTTTCCGGGTCATAGTGCAGAACTTCTCGCAAACGTTCTGCGGTGAGGTTAGACTTAGGTTTGCTCATGCTGTCGTTCCTTTTAAACGATGGTTTGGGAAGTGGAAGCCGGGCGCGTCAACGTCCGGCTTTTGCGCATCTTACAGCAAAGAAAGCATGGCGCAATGATCACATACGCCGTCGAATCTTGGTCAGACGTAAAAGACGAGATGGCACCGCTGTGGGTTAAACATTGGGAAGAGGTGGCAGTTAATCGAGATGCCATCAAGTTGGACCCCGACTACGACACCTACGCAGCCTTTGAGCAAGTCGGCATGCTCTGCATCGTGGTGGCCCGCAAGGATGGAAAGATCATCGGCTATCACTTCAGCATCGTCCGGCCACACCTGCACTACAAGAGCAGTCTGAGCTGCTTCACCGATATCTATTTCATCGACCCAGAATACCGGGCTGGGCGCATCCCCTTGAAACTCTTCCAGAAGGTGGAAGAAGTCATGAAAGCCAAGGGCGTGCAAAAGATGTTCACCGGGACAAAACTATCTCTCGATGCTGGGCCTCTGTTTGAGTACATGGGCTGGACCGAGACCGAACGACTTTATATAAAAATGCTGGAGAACTAACTATGGTTGCGGCAATTGGCGCAGCGGCTGGCCTGGCCAGTGCTGCTATTTCATCGAGTGGCGCCAAGAGCGCCGCAAACAAGCAGTCTGATGCAGCCGACCGCGCATCCGAACAACAGGCCGCTGCTGCGGCGCAAACACGCCAAGACCTGGCGCCCTGGACGGCATCCGGTGGCGCTGCGCAGGCCAAGCTGAATCAGTTGCTGGGCCTTGGTGGTGGCACGCCTACAGGGCTTAGCTCTCAAGGGCTGCAATATGGTTTGACGCCTGACCAAGTACGTCAACAGTTGCTTAGCCAGTACACCAGCGGCGGAACCTCTGGACCTAATGTTGACCTAGACCAGTATGCAAGAGTAGAAGGCAAAGGTTATGGATCCTGGGGTGGTCGTGAGGGTGATATTTGGATGCCTGCACCCAAGCAGACTTCTGCGACTACGGTTGATGAGCAAGGGCTGAACGCAGCCATCCAGAAGTACATGTCCGAGCAGACGGCGGCGGGTTCTGCTGCACAGTCCGACCCTTCTTATGGATCACTGTTGCAAGCCTACAAAGGCGGGCAGGAATACGACGCAGGGCCAGCCTTCAGCTTCACAGGCGACAACCTGGCAAGCGATCCGGGCTATCAGTTCGGTCTGCAGCAAGGTACGCAAGGCATCGACCGTGGGCAAGCAGCACGCGGGAACTACCTTTCTGGCGCAGCCATGAAGGAACTAACCCGCTTCAACGAAGACTACGCCGGAACCAAGTTCAACGACGCTTTCAACCGTGCCAGTTCGACCTACAACACCAATCAGAACACCAATCTGAACGAGTGGAACACCAATCTGAACGCCTACAACAACAACCGGAGCAGCGTTTACAACTTCTTGACCGGTGTTTCCACTTTGGGCCAAAACTCTGCGGCTCAGACTGGTAGCAGCAACCAGCAAGCGGCGAACAACATTGCGGGGAATACCCTTGCTTCTGGCAACGCACAAGCAGCTGGGACCGTGGCTAGCGGAAATGCCCTTTCCTCTGGGATTAACAACGCTGTGAACAGCTACAACTCTGCGCAAAATATGAACAGTGCGGGCGGCTGGAATAACCTGTTGTCGTCGTCAAATCAAAATGATCCTTACTCGCTAGGGTCTAGCTCTGGCAGTTCGCTCTCTGGCCTGAAATACACGGGTTAAACCATGCCTCTTGATCCAAACATCATTTTGCAAGCGGGTCGGGGTGTTACGCCCCTGAAAGACCCGAACGAAATTGCAGCCGAGCAGGCTCAGCGCCAGATGCAACAGCTTCAGGTGCAACAGGCCCAGCAAGCGGCGACTGACGATGCGACTTATCGTCAAGTGCTCAAATCGGTCCCGGCTGGCGGCGATCAAGTGACGGCTCTGCAACGCGCCGGTCTTGGAAAGCAAGCCCAGCAGGCTCAGCAGTTCCAAACTGAGCAGCAAAAGGCCCAAGGCGAGCGCGGCAAGTTGGTTGCTGAAGGCATGAAGAACGGCGCGGCGGCTATCCTGGCCAACCCGACCGAAGAAAACGCCATCCAGACGCTGGAATTCGCGGCGCAGAACTACGGGTTGCCTCAGCAGATGGTGGACACGGCAAAGTCCCAGATTTATGCGTCTCGCGGCGACCCCTTGAAGCTTCGCCAACTCGCGGTTGGCTGGGGCGGTGATGCCGAGAAGGTCATGGGCAAGTTTGCCACCGAGAATTTGGGCGGCGTATCATCAACACAGCGCGTCAATCCGCTTACCGGTCAAGTCGAAGTAGCAGCGACTCAAGCCCGAACCCAATCGCCGGATAATGCGGCTACCGTGGCGCAATCAGCGGCCAATGCAGCACTTGCAGCCCAAACGGCTCGTCGTGGTCAAGATATGACCAATACGGCAAGCAAGGCACCTTCTGGTTATCGCCAGAAAGCCGATGGCACGCTTGAATTCATCCCTGGTGGCCCTGCTGACCCAAACACGAAGCCAGCCGGTGGCAAGCCTCTGAACGACACCCAGGCCAAGGCGCTGCAATTCGGCACGCGGATGCAGGTTGCCAATGAATTGGTAGACGCCCTGGCTGAATCTGGAGTAAATGCATCGGTCCCTGGTTCTCGGGCTGGCTGGGGTCTTGGCGCAACTATCTCGGCGCTGCAACCCGCTCAGCGCCAGCAGTTGGACCAAGCCAAACGAGATTTCATCAATGCCGTGCTGCGCCGAGAGTCTGGCGCGGCTATTGCGACGAGCGAGTTTGATAGCGCTGAAAAGCAATACTTCCCACAGCCTGGCGATAGCGAAGCCGTCAAAGAGCAGAAGAAGCAAAACCGTATGCTGGCGACTCGCGGCATTTTGGCCGAGGTTCCAGACGCTGAAACTCGCATTGCTCAGGTGCGCGGCCAGAAGACTGGCGGGGCTAGCGGCTCTTGGGATGAAGCTCCAGCAGGCCAGAAACCTAAGCAACGCTCGGTAAACGTCCAGGGAAAAGACTACATGGCAGAGCTAGCCCCTGATGGCAAATACTACGTCCAGCGTGACGGGAAATGGTTTGAGGTGCGCTGATGCCTGAACTCGTACCAATTGAATACGACCCTTTCAAGGGCACCAGCACGCCCCAAGATTTTGCCAAGCGCTACGGTGGCGCGGCAGATAAGGCGGCGAAGGAGTTGGGCGTAGACTCCAGTGTGATCCTGGGTCAATGGGGCCTTGAGACTGGCTGGGGTAAGTCCATCGTCCCAGGAACCAATAATCTGGGAAACATCAAGGATTTCGCCGGTACCGGTGTTGAAGCAACCGACAACATGACCGGCAGCAAAGACAAGTACCGCGCCTATGAATCCCCTGATGCTTTCGCAACAGACTATGTTTCATTGGTCCAGCGTAAATACCCCGACGCGGTGGGCGCAAAGACGCCTGATGATTTCGCTAAGGCCTTGAAGGCTGGCGGATATGCCGAAGACCCGCGCTATGTAGACAAGGTTGTCCAGGCCTCTCGCATGGCCGGCACGAAGCCGAGCGTATTGGCTACTGCTGGCAAAGCGGTCACTGATGCCATCGTGCCGAGTGCACAGGCTGCAGAGCCTACCCTTGTTCCGGTTGATTTCGATCCATTTGCCAAGCAAGCCAAGAAGCAAAGCCCCAACATGATCACCAGCGTTGGCGCTGGATTGGGAAAAGGCGTCGGCACCGTGGCCCTGGGTGCTCAGCGATACCTCGGCAAAGGCTTGAGCGCTCTGGGTGCCGATGAGGCAGGCGGCTGGCTGCAACGCGATGCAGAGCAAGGCCAAGCCAAGCTGGAAGCCGAGAATCTGCCATTCAAACAGGCAAACCCAACCTCGAATGCCTTGGGTGAGCTTGGCGGCAACATCGCGGCTACGCTGCCAGTTGGAGGCGCCCTAGGTGGCGTGGCTAAAGCAGCAGGCGCAACGACATTCGGCAATGCCCTGGCAAGCGGCGGCATGACGCTAGGAAAGACCGGCGGTAATGCGGTGGGTAACATGCTGACCCGCATGGCAGGCGGCGCCGTGACTGGGGGCGCATCTGCTGCCCTGGTAGATCCTGAATCCACAACAACCGGTGCTGTGATTGGTGGGTTGCTGCCTCCTGCTGTTGGTTTGGCTGGCGCGGCTGGCAATGCCCTGGCTCGGACCATTCGCGGCCCTGGTGCTGCTCCTGGTGTGGCTGAGGCAGCGCAAGCGGCTCGGGCTGCTGGTTATGTACTTCCACCATCCCAGGTTGATCCATCGCTGACTAATCGTTTGCTTGAGGGCTTCTCTGGAAAGCTCACGACTGCTCAAAATGCCAGCGCAAAGAATGCCGAAGTCACAAACTCGCTTGCGGCTAAGGCTCTTGGCTTGTCAGATGACACGAGGCTGTCTCCCGAGGTCCTGAATGATATCCGCGAAACGGCCGGGCTATCATATCGAGATGTCGCATCGCTGCCTGTTCGTGCGCCATATTCTGAGACAAAACAAAACCTCCTATCGGCCATCGAGAAAGCCAAGAGCGAGAAAGAAACCGCATTGCAGGCAGCCGGAAAACTCAAGACGTTCTCGGCTCAGCAAAACAGCTTGGCCAATGGGCGCGATATTGCTTTGGCTCGAAACCAACTAGAGAATCAGCTTTACTACAACACCGGCTCGATGGGGCGAACGGCTCAATCTCCGTCGTCTTTGCCGGTGCCTGGATACCCTCGTTTCCCTGCTCGCTACACGAACAACATTGACCGCGTAGCCGAAGGTAATGCTGGCGTTGACGATGCAATGAAGATCTTCAACACTAAGCGGGTGGAGGAAGAGGCGGCAACTAAGGCATTGAAGGAATTCGAATCTAAGGCCAAAGCGCTTCCTACAAAAGAGGGGATCGACCCTCAGAAGCTTGTCTTCGACCTTCGAAAAGCCAGAAATGACACCAGCGCGTGGTATACGGCTTATGGTCGTTCGGCTGATCCAGATGCTTTGGCAAAGGCGCAGGCCGCAGAAGATCTGGCCAAAAACCTAGAAGGCACGCTAGAGGGTTACGCGAAGAGCCTGGGCCGAGAAGATCTGTACACCGACATGGTTAAGGCACGCCAGTTGATCGCCAAAACTTATAGCGTTGAAAAGGCACTGAATGGAACCACTGGCACTGTGGATGCCAAGAAATTGGCTCAGCAGTTGGCAAAGGGCAAGCCTCTTACAGGTGAACTAAAGCAGGCGGCTGAATTCGCTGCACGTTTCCCTAAAGCTGCCCAAACCGTGGAAGGGATGGGAAGTCTTCCTCAGACAAGCCCTCTCGATTGGGCTGCATCGGGTATCGCGGCGGCCACAAGCGGAAATCCTTTGATGATGGCCGGTGTTCTGGCGCGCCCAGCGGCTCGGCAGTTGTCTTTGTCGAACGCCTTCCAGAATCGCTTGGTTCAATCCCGCACAGCAGCCCCTCAACTGCAACTCACCCCCGAGATTCGGAATGCGTTACTTCAGGGTGTTTATCGGGGTGCCCCGGTTGCTGGGGCCGAGCGCTAAACCATGTTTTCAGGAAGCAGAACACAAATGCGCCAACGATGAGAGCGGCAGCTTTCCAGATCAGATAAGACTCGTACATCGAAAATCCTTAAGGTAAAAATATGGCTGTATTCCTCGCCCCGGTGATCAACACGCAGCAAGTTGACAACAATGGCGCGCCTCTTTCAGGTGGAACAATCGAAGTTTACCTTGCTGGCACATCTACGCCATCGACCACGTACAGCGACAAAGCGGGATTAGTTCCCAATACTTGGCCGATTGTGCTCAATACCTTGGGCGTGAATAACCAGGGTGAGGTCTGGCTGACTGGCGGCGCATCCTACAAATATGTGATCAAGAATTCTGTTGGCATCGTCCAGCGCACCCTAGATAACGTTAGTGGGATCAATGATTCGACCCTTGCGGCTGACCAGTGGGTTATTTTCCAAGGAACCCCAACCTATGTTAGCGGAACGTCCTTCACCGTCCCAGGCGATCAAACGTTCGTGTTTCTGCCTGGAACTCGGGTCAAGACGGTCAATACCGGGGGTGTGGTTTACGGAACCATAGTTCGGTCGGTTTACACAGCCTCCACCCTGGTGACGATCATTACCGATAGCGGGGCTCTTGATTCCGGCTTGTCGGTTGTTTCTACGGGCGTGATCACGGCGGCGAATCCGTCCCTGCCTGGAACTCTGACGACGCCCCCGTTTCGGAATCGTCTGCTGAACGGCGCATTGCGTATCGACCAACGCAACAGTGGAGTCTCTCTTGTCATTGTGGCAGGAGCTGCGATTGCATATACCGTGGACCGCTTCTATGCCTCTTGTACTGGCGCAAATGTCACGGCCCAGAGGGTTCCGGGGACTGGCTACCAGAACGCTGTGACCATTACCGGGGCCGTTGCGAACACGGCGACGCTCTTCGGTCAACGAATCGAGTCGTCCAACTGTTTCGACTGGGCAAGCAAGCAAGCCAATGTCCAGATCCCAATCTCGGCAGTGGGTATCACGTCCGTGACGTGGAACGCCTACGCCGCCAACGCAACAGATAACTTCGCCGCTAAAACTCTGCTGGCGACAGGTACGCTCACACTATCTAGTGCCGTAGAGACGAAGTACTTTAGTTTCGCGGCTGGAGCAAATGCCGCTCGGGGGGTGGCGATCGAGTTCGTCACAGGTCCGCTAGTCGCAGGCCAGTCGATCACTTACCAAGGCGCAGTACAGGCCGAGGCTGGGCAAGTCAGTCCGTTCGAGACTCTTGAAATCGGGGAGGACATTCGCAGATGCCGTCGCTATTTTCAAATCCAACAAGGAAGCTTCCAGGGACAAGTCGTCAGCGGCACCGCCTATGGAACAACGGCAAACTTCGCGGTCGAGATGCGCACCACTCCAGCATCCGCGTTCATTGGGGATGCCCTGGTCTCGAACTTTCCAGGTGGTTCAATCGCGACTGCATTTTCCAGGACCTATGCGATCGACTACGCAAAAATCGCTAATGGCACCGGTGCGGGCGTGTTCTCTACGATCTTCAGTCTCTCTGCTGAGTTGTGACCAACAATCCCGGTATGCCACTCAGGAAAAATAAATTAGGCCAGAACTATGGAAGATAAAGGGGTAGCTATGCCAGTCATGAAAGCGGCTTCTGCTGTTTTGGCCGCTGGCTATGCGGGCCTGAGTTACTCCGAGCTTGCCGCAATCCTTGCTGGAATTTACACGTCTCTTCTCATTGGGGAGTGGGTCTGGAAAAAGGTTCTGCGACCTGTTCTAGAGCACTTCGGTGTGATGAAAAAAAAGCGCGTGTATATCGCTTATGAATCCTCGGATCAGATCCCGCTTGAGGAGCAACTCCGAGCGGATTACAGCTTCTTGCGGGCGAAGGTTCCGAAGAAAGACAAGGAAATGGTATGAACCTATCAGAAGTGATCGAAACCATTCTAAATCCATCGCTGGCGCAGCTACCGGCCAAGATGGATAGCGCCAAGGCCCGAGTGATGCTTCTCGCCATTGGTCAGCAAGAAAGTCGGTTTGAGTACCGCCGACAGTTGGGTGATGGGCCTGCCCGAGGATTTTGGCAGTTCGAGCTAGGAACACGCGCCAGCAAAGGCGGCGTATGGGTTT